AGAAGATGTAACTGTCTATATTGGTCCGATGACAGCAATGTATAATTCTGTGGGTGACGGTTCAATTCCTCGAAATGTCGGAACAAGTAGGGCAGTAGTTTGGGGTTCTAAAGTGGAACATCTTTCAGATGTTTCTGGTTCTGTCGGAAAAGATAAAACATTAAAATATAACAACTCCACATCTAAGTGGGAAATGACAAGCACTTCAGCAACACGAACAGCACTTGGTCTTGGTGGTTCTTCAATGGGTAATTCTGGTGATATCCTTATGATTGATGCCGAAGGAACAACTATGGAATTTGTTCCGTATTACGATTCTGTTGGTGTTTATGTTGATAATGGTGCATCTGTTTTAACAACAGGAATCAAAGGTCATAGGGTTATTCCATATGATTGTGAAATTGTCGAATGGACAGTAACAGGAAACACATCGGGGTGGGTCGATTGGCAAGTAAATTGGGGGTCGAGCAGTGATTGGCCTGCAACAACCACAATAACACACGGCATTAATAAAGGTCCAGATTTAATTTCTCAGTCATATGACACTATGACAATATCTGGAAGTGATTGGAACAAGAGAACATTTATAGGCGGAGATGTATTAGAATTTCAAGTTTATACCACTGCCGGATTAAGTGCATCAAATTTGATGTTGAAGATTAGGAGATTACCGTAATGGCAGAATATAATGGTACAAATGTTCAGGTTTACTATGTAGATGGGGAAAACGGAGATGATGCTGCATATAATGGTGAAGCCGCCGTATGGGAAGGGGGAACATCTGATGTTGGACCTTGGCAAACAATTCAAAAAGCATTTGATGAGATAGATAATACAGTTGGGGCTGCTGATGGTGATGATGTTCGTATTATGAAAACATCTGATGATGCAACATACTATGGACTCACCGCAGAACTTTCCGCAGATTGGTCTGGTAAAGAAATCATTATTAACGGTGCAAACACATCGGGTGTTGTTGATGGTACTGTTGTGGAAATAGATGGTAGTGCGTTAGGCGCAACGGCTTCGATGATGAAGTGTACACACGCAAATCTCGACTACTCTACATTTACTCATTTGAAATTTAACGCCGCTGATACAGCAGAGTATTGTGTTGAATTTACTTCCTCCAATAGTCACCACGTTAATTGGGTTAATTGTCAATTCACAAGTGCAACAAGTCACGGATATTACACAACCAGTTTAGCAATGTATCATAGTTTTATTAATTGTCGATTTGATAATAATGGTGGTTCGGGATTAGAACATTCATCATCGACATACAGTATGTTTCATAAATGTCTGTTTGACAACAATGCGGGTGATGGTGCAAATATCGGTTCGGCTTCCAGAATATCAAATTGTGTATTTTACAACAATGGTGATGATGGATTATATATTTCCAATTCGGGTGCCCTTGTTTGTGATTGTGTTTTTGATAATAACGGTGATGATGGAATGTCTACGCGGGGGACTAATCAAGGTATTTTTGTAAACAATCTTTATACTAACAATACAGCAAAAGGACTGAATGCACCCACTGCCAACGGCGAACATCGTCAATTTTACCCTGCGTTTTATAATAACGATGATGCATATGCAAATCCTGCTTCAAATAATCACTTATCAATATACAACTATCTTACATCCGCAACCGTGACATACGATGATGCCCCCAATTTTGATTTTACACCAGACAGTGCATCACCTATATTGGGTGCGGGTGTGCCGTCACCATTTCAATGGTTCGGTTCAACTGCATCAGATATTGGATTGGGCAAATTCCGTGCAGAGGGTGGTGAAAGTATTTCAATTTTCTGATTGACTTTTGAATTCTTTGATGTATAATAAATACTCAAAGGAGATTTATATTATGAAACTAAAGTATTTTAAATTACACGATGATGTTGCAGACCCACTTTTTGCAACGGATGGTTCGGCTTGTTTTGATATTCACGCATATTTACACAAACCAGTAACCGTCCACAGAATGGAAAATTACAAAGAGAAAATTTATCCAGAACGAATTCAATGGGAAGATATTGAAGAACTTCAAATTTCTATTGCACCCGCAGATAGAATTTTAATTCCTACTGGATTAATTTTTGATATTCCAGAAGGACACTCGGTTCGCATCCATCCTCGTTCAAGCATCTCGTTGAAGAAGGGACTAGCCCTCACAAATGGCGAAGGGATTGTTGATTGCGACTATTACCACGAAACATATATTATGTTCACGAACACATCCGCAGATACGGTTCGCATCACACACGGCGAACGAATTGCACAAGGCGAATTGGTCAAAAAAGAAAACTATACATTAGAACAAACGATAACTCAACCAACGCAGACCACTCAACGAGTCGGTGGTTTTGGTTCAACAGGTGTACATTAATGTCAAAGAAAAAGAAACCATACGGAATATGGGTTCATACATTAAAAGAATGGATGTCTATTGATTCGTCAAGTAATCGTAGAGCAAGATACGAATTCAAGAGAGAAGCACAGAAAGAAGCCGATGAGTTCAATCGTGTATTGAAGAAAAACAAAAAAGTATATGAAGCAAGGAAGATATAATATGGACAGAACTGAACTACTCAAGTTGCACGAAGAATTGTGTGAAACGGCACTTGAGATTATGAAAAAGAAAAATCACGATTATGCAGGACAGGGCGGTGAAACACCATTTGCAAATTTTACTCGGTCAGAAGCAATGGGAATATGTTCAACTGAACAGGGATTTTTGGTGCGTATGTGTGACAAACTTTCTCGGCTTTCTACTTTCGCCAGTGCGGGCGAACTTAAAGCAGATAACGAAAGTTATGAAGATGCCATTTTGGATATTATCAATTATTGCATTCTTTTTTACGGATATGTTTCTTCAAAAGAAGATTGACTTCTCTCTAATCTGTGTTATAATTACACTATGAAACACAATAAACTTTTTGCAACACTAATAACTGGCTTTGTGGTGTTCCCTGCAATTTGTATGGGATACTGTGAAACACAGAGAAACAGACAAATATTATTGGACGCCATTTGCTCGGTCGAGTCAAATTGCGACCCAAGCAAAGTCGGTGATAAGGGTGATTCACTTGGTGCATATCAAATACAATATGCATATTGGTTAGATGCGACAGAGTTTTCCGATATTGGTGGAGAATATGAAGATGTTCTTGATGATGATTATGCACAACGAATTGTTATTGCATATTGGGATAGGTATGCTACAGAAAAGCGATTAGGACATATTCCAACAGACGAAGACAGAGCAAGAATACACAACGGTGGTCCAAACGGTAATAATAAAACATCAACAATCAATTATTGGAACAAGGTTAAATTAATATTAGATGAGTGAATTTTATACAAATGTTTCAACGAAAGGGAAATATATTCTTTACAGGGGCGTTGACGATAACGGAAATAGGGTTTCTCACAAAGAAGAATTTCATCCTACGGTATTTATTCCATCAAATCAGAAAACTGATTGGACAACACTTGATGGGTTCTATGTAGAACCTGTTCAGCCGGGCAACATACCCGAAACAAGAGATTTTATAAAACAATACAAAGACATCAGAGGTTTTGATATTTACGGAAACACTGATTACACTTGTCAATATATTGCAGAGAACTTTACAAAAGAAGTTGAATACGACATATCCAAAGTTATTGTTGCAAACATTGATATTGAAACAGAATCAGAATATGGATTTCCAGAGATTGATAATCCGATAGAACGAATCAATGCAATTTCTGTGGACTTCAATGGGAAGATGTATGTTCTAGGTCTAGGTAGATTTCAAATAGATGACGATAACATACACTACCAAGAAGAATTTAGTGATGAGGAAACTTTACTTGCAACTTTTTTAGATATTTGGGAACAAGAATCACCCGATGTAGTTACAGGTTGGAATGTTAGATTTTTTGATATTCCTTATATTGTGAATCGTATTGCGTTGCTTCTAGGAAAAAAAGAATCCAAACGATTATCGCCGTGGAAAGATTATAGAGAACGAAAAGTAGTCAAGTTCAACAGAGAAAATTCTGTCTACGAATTATCTGGTATTGCTACACTTGATTATTATGAATTGTATCAGACATTTACATATGTAAATCAAGCATCATATGCACTAAATCATATTGCAGAAATAGAGTTGGGGGAGAAAAAACTCGACTATTCCGAATACGATTCGATGAAAGAATTTTATAAGAATGATTTCCAGAAGTTTATAGAATATAATGTTATTGATACACGATTGGTAATGAAACTAGAAGATAAGATGAAATTGCTAGAACTTGCAATCACTCTTGCGTACTCGGCTAAACTTGGAAACTATATGGATGTGTTCGGTCAGTTAAGAACTTGGGATTCGATTATATATCACTTTTTACACGAACATAATATCGCAATTCCACCAAAAAATAATGATTCTAAGGGTACACAATATGCGGGTGCATATGTTAAAGAACCGATTGTCGGTATGCACAATTGGGTGGTGTCGTTTGACCTTGCATCGTTGTATCCGTCAATCATTCGTTGGCTAAATCTTTCACCAGAAACCAAGACAACAGATAGTCACCGAAAAGCATTTGGTGTTAATTCTATTCTTGAGGAAAAAGAGATTGCAATGAGAATGATTAAGGAATGCACCGACAAAAGTTTATGTGTTGCCGCCAATGGAACAACATATCACCAGAAACATCAAGGATTTCTTCCTGCTATTATGGAGAAGTTATATAACGAACGAAAGATATATAAGGAGAAGATGATTGATGCACAGAAACGACATCAAGCAGGGGAAGACACAGAGAAAGAAATAACCAAGTATCACAACTTTCAGTTGGTTCGTAAGATTCAATTGAATAGTTGTTATGGTGCGTTGGGAAATGAGTATGGAAGATACTACGACATTGATTTAGCCGAAGCAATTACTTTATCTGGTCAGTTAATCATTCAGTGGGTTGCAGACAAACTCAACGAATATCTTAATAATACATTAGGAACAGGAGATTATGATTATGTGGTGGCTAGCGATACCGATAGTGTATATTTGCGTTTGGGTAATCTTGTTGATAAAGTTATGGCCGACAAAACGAAAGAAGAAATAGTAGAATATCTCCATAAAGCAAGTGAGAGTATATTGATGCCGTTTATTGAAAAGCAATATGCACGATTGTCTGAAATTATGAATGCAATGCAACCAGAAGTAATTTCAATGGAACGAGAAATCATAGCAGACCGTGCAGTATGGGTTGCAAAGAAAAGATATATGGCAAATGTTCACGACTCAGAGGGCGTTCAGTATGACCCACCAAAACAAAAGATTATGGGTCTTGAAACCGCACGAAGTTCTACACCACAGGTAGTTCGTGATGCATTGAAGAAAGCAGTCAATCTGGTTCTTACAGCAGACGAGGATTCTGTTGTAGAATTCATCACCGACTTCAAGAACAAGTTCAACGAATTTTCAATTGAAGAAATTGCATTTCCACGAAGCGTGAACGGTATGACAAAATATGCAGACAAAGAAAGGATATATCAGAAGTCTACGCCAATTGCCGTGAAAGGTGCATTGTTATACAATCATTATGTGGACAAGTTGGGGATAGGAAACAAATACAGAACAGTTGTCAATGGCGACAAGATTAAATTTGTACACTTGAAGACACCGAATCCTGTCGGCGGAATTACTGGTTACGACCAAGTAATTGCATTCCCTAACAATTTACCAAAGGAGTTTGGATTGGACGATTATATAGATTACGAACATCAATTTGAAAAGGCGTTTCTGCATCCGTTAAAAAATATTTTAAATTCTATCGGATGGAATTGGGAAGCGGTAAATACATTGGAAGGATTATTTGGATGACCGACACAGGAAGAAAATATGAAGAAGTTATTGAGAATTTATTGTTGAATGAATCTAATCTCAATTTTGAAAGTCAAGTTTTTATAGGAACAAAACCAAATAACAAAATTAGGCATTGTGTGGACATTTTTCTAAAGGACACCGAAGAAGTCATTAGTTTGAAGTACCAGAATGTTGCAGGAACGGCAGAAGAAAAGATTCCATATGAAGTTGTAGTATTACAACACTTGGCAAACAAAGGAAAATGCAAATCCTCTACAATAGTATTGTCAGGAAACGGATGGACACAAAAAGAGTGGTATTTAGAAGATGATTTTTGTACTTCGATAAATTGCCCTGATGTCCAAATTATAGAACATAATGATTTTATAACAAAATATATAAACTCGACAGAAAACACTGTTCGTGGATTGGAAGGATTATTACAATGAAACTAGAACTAGATATAAATGATGTAAAAATATTGAACAGTGTACTCATTGAAGTACACGCCGAATGGAAAAACAAAACAAAAGAAATGCAGAACGATAAGAATTGTCCTTTAGAAAATTACAATTCTCATCTTGACTCTGTGAATTCTCTTGGTATAATAATTGAACAGATAAAGGAACAATTATGACTAATTTTTTAAACGACATAATTAAATCATCAGGTAATGAGTATGCGGGCGTGGCTTCTGAAGGAATTGACGGAAGCGATGTTAAAGGTTTCATTGATACTGGTAGTTATGCATTTAACGCACTGTTGTCTGGTTCAATGTATGGCGGTATTCCGAACAATAAGATTATGGCACTCGCAGGAGAATCTGCAACAGGTAAAACTTATTTTGCATTAGGAATGTGTAAGAAGTTTCTTGACGATAATCCAGAAGGTGTCATTCTATACTTTGACACAGAGCAAGCAGTAACTTCTGATATGATTACTGAACGAGGAATGGATGCAAGTAGATTTGCAGTATTTCCTGTTGCTACCGTTGAAACATTTCGACATCAAGCAATTTCTATTGTTGATAAGTATATTGAGAGTAAAGACAAGAAACCTGTTATGGTTGTTCTTGATTCTCTTGGTATGCTTTCAACAGAAAAAGAAATGAATGATACTGCTGAAGGTAAAACAACAAGAGATATGACAAGAGCCCAAGTTATCAAAGCAACATTCCGTGTTCTTACATTGAAACTTGGTAAAGCAGGTATTCCGTTAATTATGACGAACCACACATACGCAGTAGTTGGTGCATATGTTCCAATGAAAGAGATGGGTGGTGGTACTGGATTGAAGTATGCCGCAAGTACAATTGTATATCTTTCAAAGAAGAAAGAGAAAGATGGTACAGACATCATCGGTAATATTATTCGATGCAAATTATTTAAGGGAAGATTTACCAAAGAGAACAAAGAGGTTCAGGTGCAATTGAATTATGACACTGGACTGAATCCTTATTATGGTCTTGTGCCGATTGCCATAAAATATGGTATTTTCAAGAAAGTATCTACAAGAATAGAGTTACCGAATGGAAAAACACAATTTGAAAAAACAATCAATGCAGACCCAGAGAAATACTTTACAGATGATGTAATGAAGCAACTTGAAGATGCAGTAGCACAAGAATTTAAGTATGGTAATATAGAAGTTGATGAAGTAGTGGGGGTAGAAGATGAAAGTACCTGAGTATCAATATACAGACAACCCACACAACACAATGGGTGCAATAAAAATCACCAACGGTGACTTCTGTGGACTTGCTTATCAATATGGCGTAGTCAGTTTTTCTGAGGGGGAAGAAAATTGCTCAGTGAATTTTACATACGAGATAATCGACAACGATAAACACTTCCCTGAAAATCAAGAAATGAAAAACGCAATGGGCACAATTCTGGTTGACCTTTTGAATAGGAATTATAAAGATGGAAATGACAACGGAACGATTGATACTAAGCAACTTGATTCATAATGATGAGTTTCTTCGTAAATCAATTCCATTCATAAAAGAAGAATATTTCAGCGATAAAATTGAACGCAGGGTGTTCAAGGAAATTGATTCGTTCGTACAGAAATATAACAATCCACCTTCAAAGGATGCATTGCAGATTTGTATTAACGAGATTCAAGATTTTAATGAGAATGAATACAACGAGGCGAAAGAAATCGTTAATCATATTTCAAAAGATTCAGAAAATGTTGATGAGAGTTGGTTGATGGATACCGCAGAGAAATTCTGTAAAGACCGTTCCATTTATAATGCAATCCTAGAGTCAATTCAAATCATTGATGGGAATTCCGAACAGAGCAAGAATCATCTTCCTTCTTTGCTTCAGGATGCATTGTCTGTATCATTTGATGTAACTATCGGTCACGACTATGTAGAGGATGCAGATGACCGTTACGACTTTTACCACAGGAAAGAAAGCAAGATTGCATTCGACCTAGATTTTTTCAACAGAATTACAAATAACGGAACACCACAAAAAACTTTGAATGTGATTCTTGCAGGAACAGGATGTGGTAAATCGCTGTTTATGTGTCACCACGCCGCAAACTGTCTTACACAAAACAAGAATGTTTTATACATTACTTGCGAGATGGCAGAAGAACGAATCGCAGAAAGAATTGATGCAAACCTTATGGACATCACAATGGATGATTTGAAAAATCTTCCAAAGGATATGTATGAGAAGAAGGTTTCAGATTGCACAAAGAATATTAATGGTAAACTTATTATCAAGGAATATCCTACGGCAACAGCAAATGTAAATCACTTCAGAGCATTGTTAGAGGAGTTAAATTTAAAGAAGAATTTTGTCCCAGACATTATATTTATTGATTATTTGAACATCTGTTCAGCCGCCAGATTCAAGAATGATGCAAACGCAAATTCATATATGTACATTAAAGCAATTGCAGAGGAACTCCGTGGCCTTGCGGTTGAAATGAATCTTCCAATATTTACAGCAACCCAGACGAACCGTAACGGATTTTCTAATACTGATATTGATTTGACAAATACATCCGAAAGTTTTGGACTTCCTGCCACAGCAGATTTAATGTTTGCATTAATTACAACAGACGAATTGGATGAACTAGAC